TGAATTGCTGGATGAGTTTAAATCTCTCCGGCGCTATTTCTCCGTATCAGTCTCCGTGCCTTATACCGATGTCTGGACGCATAAGCCCGTTCAGTTCTACCCGGGTAAACATCCGTGCGAGAAACCGGCGGATATGCTCCGGCAAATAATCAATGCCAGTAGTCGACCTGGTGATCTGGTTGCTGATTTCTTTATGGGATCCGGTTCCACAATAAAAGCAGCAATGGCGCTGGGGCGTCGGGCGTTAGGTGTTGAACTTGAGTCAGAGCGGTTTAATCAGACGGTGAAAGAGGTAAGTGAACTGGTGGGGAAATAATTCTGGTGGCCACGTTGCGTGGCCTTTTTATTTCCAACACAGCACCCGCAAATATCGCGAGGTGAGAGATGACGAAATGCCTCATAACCCAAATACCTGGCCGGACTGGCTGGAGTTGTTTCAGAGCTGGTGGCGTGGAGACACACCGCTGGGTGCAGTGATTATGTCGATCGTTATGGCTGGTTTGCGCATCGCCTATTTTGGCGGTGGTGGTGGCTGGAAGCGAAAAACGCTCGAGATTTTGCTATGTGGCGCTCTGACGCTGACCTTTGCATCCGCTCTTGAATATGTCGGATGGCCTAAATCGCTTTCTGTTGCCATTGGTGGTGGCGTGGGGCTGATCGGTGTCGATGCTATTCGTGGGGCTGCAATGCGAGTAATCGGTAACAAATTTGGTAGCTCGAAGGAGTAATTTATGCAGGCACTAAATTCCCAGCGTAAAGCTTTCCTGGATATGGTGGCATGGTCAGAAGGAACGGATAACGGGCGACAACCGACACGTAACCACGGTTATGATGTTATTGTTGGTGGCGAACTGTTCACTGATTACTCCGATCACCCTCGCAAACTTGTCACGCTAAACCCCAAACTCAAATCAACAGCCGCCGGACGTTACCAGCTTCTTTCACGCTGGTGGGATGCTTACCGTAAACAGCTTGGCCTGAAAGATTTTTCTCCAGAAAGCCAGGACGTTGTAGCTCTGCAGCAGATTAAAGAGCGTGGTGCTTTACCGATGATTGACCGCGGCAGTATTCGTCAGGCAATCGACCGTTGCAGCAATATCTGGGCGTCGTTACCTGGTGCAGGTTACGGTCAGTATGAACATAAAATCGGTGACCTGATTGCCCGATTTAAAGAGGCTGGTGGGGTGGTAAATGAAGTTAAGCTATAAGCTGGTTATTGCTGCTTTCCTTTTTACTGTCGTCAGTTCTTTCATCTGGTCAGCCAACTACTACTACAGCAAATATCAGCACGAAAAGAAACGTGCTGATGAGGCTGTACAAAATGCCAAATCGGCAACTGCCATTACCAATAACGTCCTGCAATCACTGCAAATCGTCAATACAGTACTGGAGGCTAACCAGCATGCAAAACAGCAGAGCACACTGGAGTCACAGAGAACCCAGGAAGATATCAAAATGGCTGTTGCGGATGATGATTGTGCTTCACGTGCTGTGCCTGCTGCCGCTGCTGACCGGTTGCGGAAGTACGCGGACAGTTTACGTGCCAGTTCCAGCGGTGCCATTACCGGCGAATCTGACCACTGAAACACTGCAACCAGCTATTCCTGAGCCGCTGACCTATGGCGGCAGTTTGGATTTGAATGTCAGCTTGTTGTTGGCGCTGGGGCAGTGTAACAGAGATAAAGCGGACATCCGAACGATTGAGCAATCGCGAACCTCGCAATAGCGAGGTTTTTTAACGACAGAGGTATGACAGTGGTTCTTACAGCTAAGCAGTTTGAAGACCTTGCATCCTTCGCGAAGGAAGATAGCCAGCCTCAATACACCATCGCTACCGGAATCATCCCAGAATTCGAAGATGATTGTGAGTTTATCCCCGTTTATGCCTGGCTCATCGCTTATTTAGAGTTACTGAAGCACGGTGTATTGCAACTCGACCACTAGAGGCATTACGCCAAGTATTCATCAAGTGCCTAGTTTAATGTTAAATTATTCCCTCATTCATAAAAGGGAATGTTATGAAAATAGATCACGAGTATTTGAAAGGTCTTTTGGACGCTTTCGAGGCGTCTGAAGAGCCGCATACTGATATAAAGCAGCTGCAGCTGGCTGGGTATGACTACAGCACCGATGAATTTTTATTCCATATGCGTTTATTGGCTGATCGTCAACTAATTGCTAGAACAGACGGCAAGTATGGGTTTGGTTTCTCTGAGGCTGCTGATGGAGGATCATGGTTCGTTATACCGTTACGCTTAACTTCAAGCGGTCATGACTTCCTTGAAGCTCTCAGGAATAAAGAGGTTTGGAATTCTCTCAAGACCGGCTTTAAAGATGCAAGCATTGGAACATTAGTTGACGTTTCAAGGCGTTTGCTGGATGGTTATATTCAGAAAAAAATTGACGACTTAATTGGCTAATATTTTATATAACCATCAGCCCCGCAATCGCGGGGCTTTTTTATTGCCATTACGATGGCAGATACATTGCTATGGCGTAACAGGATTTCAACTATGAACCCAACAGAAGCAGCTACATCACCGAAGGACGGATAATGCCACCACGCACACCAAAAGCCTGCCGTGTTCGCGGCTGCCGCCATACCACTACTGACCCTCAGGCTACTGCGAAAGCCACAAAGGCGAAGGCTGGAAGCAATACAAACCTGGACAATCCCGTCACCAGCGCGGTTATGGTTCGAAATGGGACGTCATCCGTGAACGTGTGCTGAAGCGTGACAAAGGCCTGTGTCAGTCATGTCTGCATGCTGGTGTGGTGCGTGAGGCGAAAACCGTTGACCACATCGTTCCTAAAGCGCATGGCGGCACTGATGCCGACAGTAATCTGCAGAGTCTGTGCTGGCCCTGCCATAAGGCGAAGACGGCCCGTGAACGGTTAAAGTGATAATAATTCTCAACTGTCTGAGGGGAGGGGCGGGTCAAATCCCTGTGACCTGACGTCTTCCGGACTGCCCGCCCCATCGTTTTTTTATACCCGCGAAAAATGAAATTTAACCAGGAGTGCCGCATATGGCTGGAACGGCGGGGCGTTCCGGGCGTCGCCCCAAGCCAACGGCGCGCAAGGCGCTGGCCGGAAACCCCGGCAAGCGAGCCCTGAACAAAGATGAACCTGTTTTTACGCCCATCAAAGGTGTTGAGCCACCGGAGTGGTTCGCTGAAGAAGATCTCCCTCTCGCCACGATCATGTGGCAACTGACAACCAAAGAACTCTGCGGTCAGGGCCTGTTGTGCGTGACTGACCTGGCGGTACTTGAGCGGTGGTGCGTGGCCTATGAGTTCTGGCGACGTGCCGTGAAAAATATTGCCAGCCAGGGCAACACCATCACCGGTGCAATGGGCGGTATGGTCAAAAACCCGGAGCTGACCGCCAAAAAAGAACAGGAGTCCGAGATGAGCAGCACGGGGGCAATGCTCGGACTCGACCCCAGCAGCCGCCAGCGTCTGATTGGCCTGGCGGGGCAGAAGAAAGCCACTAACCCGTTTCTGAAAATCATCGAATCATGAGCCGGAAATCTTACCCCAACGTAAATGCTGCCAATCAGTATGCCCGTGATGTCGTGCGCGGAAAGATTGTGGCCTGCCAGTTTGTGATTCAGGCCTGCCAGCGCCATCTTGATGACCTGATGGCGGAAAAAAGTAAGTCGTTTCGTTACCGCTTCGACAAGGACCTGGCTGAACGGGCCGCGAAATTTATTCAGCTGTTGCCACACACCAAGGGGGAGTGGGCATTCAAGAGGATGCCCATCACGCTGGAACCGTGGCAGCTCTTTGTGATCTGCTGTGCGTTTGGCTGGGTCAATAAAGGCTCCCGGCTGCGCCGCTTCAGGGAGGTGTATACCGAAATCCCCCGTAAGAACGGCAAATCGGCAATCTCTGCCGGTGTCGCCCTGTATTGTTTTGCCTGTGATAACGAGTTCGGCGCGGAAGTGTATTCCGGTGCCACGACAGAGAAACAGGCGTGGGAAGTCTTTCGCCCGGCGCGACTGATGTGTAAACGCACACCCATGCTGACGGAAGCGTTCGGGATTGAGGTTAACGCCTCAAACATGAACCGTCCGGAGGATGGTGCGCGGTTTGAACCGCTGATCGGTAACCCCGGTGATGGTTCATCACCCCACTGTGCCGTGGTGGATGAATATCACGAGCACGCCACAGATGCGCTTTACACCACGATGCTTACCGGGATGGGGGCGCGACGTCAGCCACTGATGTGGGCTATCACTACCGCCGGGTACAACATTGAGGGGCCGTGCTACGACAAACGGCGGGAAGTCATCGAGATGCTCAACGGCTCGGTGCCTAACGATGAACTGTTCGGGATCATCTATACCGTTGATGAAGGTGACGACTGGACCGACCCGCAGGTGCTGGAAAAAGCTAACCCGAATATTGGCGTGTCGGTTTATCGCGAATTTTTGTTAAGTCAGCAGCAGCGTGCGAAAAATAACGCCCGTCTGGCAAACGTCTTTAAAACAAAACACCTCAATATCTGGGTGTCGGCGCGTTCGGCGTATTTCAACCTGGTGAGCTGGCAGAGCTGCGAGGATAAATCACTGACCCTTGAGCAGTTCGAGGGGCAGCCGTGCATTCTGGCCTTTGACCTGGCGCGTAAACTGGATATGAACAGCATGGCGCGACTTTATACCCGCGAGATTGACGGTAAAACGCATTACTACAGTGTGGCCCCGCGTTTCTGGGTACCGTATGACACGGTGTACAGCGTCGAGAAAAATGAAGATCGACGGACAGCCGAACGCTTTCAGAAATGGGTGGAAATGGGCGTTCTGACCGTTACCGATGGTGCGGAGGTGGATTATCGCTACATCCTCGAAGAGGCCAAAGCGGCGAACAAAATCAGCCCGGTCAGTGAGTCACCCATCGACCCCTTCGGGGCGACGGGGCTGTCACATGACCTTGCTGATGAAGACCTGAACCCCGTCACCATCATTCAGAACTACACCAACATGTCCGATCCGATGAAAGAGCTGGAAGCGGCGATTGAATCGGGGCGCTTTCATCATGACGGCAATCCCATCATGACCTGGTGTATCGGCAACGTGGTCGGCAAAACCATTCCGGGTAACGATGATGTGGTGAAGCCCGTCAAGGAGCAGGCGGAAAACAAAATCGATGGTGCAGTTGCGCTGATTATGGCGGTTGGCAGAGCCATGCTGTACGAGAAAGAAGACACGCTGTCTGATCACATTGAGTCCTACGGGATCCGCTCGCTTTAACTGAGGTAATTATGATCATGCTGATTCTCGCGCCTCTGGTGGGCGTGCTGGGTGCGCTTTTGCTGGCGTATGGTGCCTGGCTGATTTATCCCCCGGCGGGTTTTGTTGTTGCCGGGGCGCTGTGCCTGTTCTGGTCGTGGCTGGTGGCGCGATATCTCGACCGTACACAGTCGTCTGTCGGCGGAGGTAAATAGTGTTCTTTTCGGGATTATTTCAACGAAAAAGTGACGCACCGGTGACCACGCCAGCAGAGCTGGCGGATGCCATCGGGCTGTCGTATGACACCTATACCGGAAAGCAGATCAGCAGTCAGCGGGCCATGCGACTGACGGCGGTTTTTTCCTGCGTCAGAGTGCTGGCAGAGTCGGTCGGGATGTTGCCCTGCAATCTGTATCACCTGAACGGCAGCCTGAAGCAGAGAGCCACCGGCGAACGTCTGCATAAACTGATCTCCACGCATCCCAATGGCTATATGACGCCGCAGGAGTTCTGGGAGCTGGTGGTCACCTGTCTGTGCCTGAGGGGAAACTTTTACGCCTACAAAGTGAAAGCATTTGGCGAAGTGGCTGAACTGCTGCCCGTCGATCCCGGCTGTGTGGTACCGAAGCTTAACAGTAGCTGGGAACCGGTCTATCAGGTCACATTCCCGGATGGCTCCACGGATGTACTGAGCCAGGAGGATATCTGGCATGTGCGTACGCTGACGCTGGACGGACTGGTGGGGCTGAATCCCATCGCCTATGCCCGCGAGGCAATATCGCTGGCGGCAGCGACCGAAGAGCACGGGGCCAGACTGTTCAGCAATGGCGCGGTGACGTCGGGTGTGTTGCGTACAGAGCAGACGCTGTCGGATCAGGCTTATGAGCGCCTGAAGAAAGATTTTGAGGAGCGTCACACCGGGCTTGGCAATGCTCACCGCCCGATGATCCTTGAGATGGGGCTGGACTGGAAGTCGATGGCGTTGAACGCAGAGGACAGCCAGTTCCTGGAAACCCGCAAGTTTCAGCTTGAAGAAATTTGTCGTCTGTTCCGTGTGCCATTGCACATGGTGCAGAACACCGATCGCGCCACCTTCAACAATATCGAAGAGCTGGGGCTCGGATTTATCAACTATTCACTGGTGCCGTATCTGACCCGCATTGAGCAGCGGATCAACACCGGACTGGTACGAAAAAGTAAGCAGGGTGTTTATTACGCCAAATTTAACGCCGGGGCGTTACTGCGCGGGGATATGAAGTCCCGTTTTGAAGCCTACGCCACCGGGATTAACTGGGGAATTTACTCTCCCAATGACTGCCGCGACCTGGAAGATATGAATCCGCGTCCCGGTGGTGATGTCTATCTCACACCGATGAACATGACCACGAAACCCTCCGATGGCAGTAAAGCCGGTAAGCAGAAGGATAACGCCAATGCAGACGAAACAACGTCTTGATGTACCGCTGAGTCTGAAATCTGTCAGTGACTCCGGTGAGTTTGAAGGGTATGGCTCCGTCTTTGGTGTAAAGGACAGCCACGATGATGTGGTGATGTCAGGGGCATTTGCCGCTTCCCTGCGGACGTGGAGTGACAGAAAAGCGTTACCTGCGCTGCTCTGGCAGCACCGCATGGATGAGCCCATCGGTGTTTACACCGAAATGAAGGAAGACGATGTCGGGCTTTACGTCAGGGGGCGGTTGCTCATTGATGATGATCCCCTCGCAAAACGCGCACATGCACACATGAAGGCCGGTTCGTTAACCGGCCTTTCTATTGGGTACGTCCTGAAAGACTGGGAATACGACCGGAGCAAAGAAGCCTTTCTGCTGAAAGAAATCGACCTCTGGGAAGTCAGCCTGGTGACGTTCCCGTCTAACGACGAGGCGCGGATCAGCGACGTCAAGAACGCACTGGCCCGCGGGGAAATCCCCGAACAGAAAAAAATCGAAAGAGTCCTGCGTGATGTCGGACTCTCCCGTACCCAGGCCAAAGCATTCATGGCCGGGGGCTATGGCGCACTGTCCCTGCGCGACGCTGAGGATGTGGGCTCTGCACTGAATGCACTGAAAAATCTGAACTTCTAATCAGGAGAAATACGATGGCGGTTGATATTAAAGATGTCGAACAGGTCGCGCAGGAGCTGCAGCAGAAGTTTGACGACTTCAAAGCAAAGAACGACAAGCGCGTGGATGCGATTGAGCAGGAAAAAGGCAAACTTGCCGGGCAGGTGGAAACCCTGAACGGGAAACTCAGCGAGCTGGAAAACCTCAAAAGCGATCTTGAAAAAGAGCTGCTTGAGCTGAAACGTCCGGCAGGTGGTGCGCAAAATAAACTGGCCACCGAGCATAAAGAAGCGTTTGTGGGCTTCCTGCGTAAAGGCCGTGAAGATGGTCTGCGCGATCTGGAGCGCAAGGCATTACAGGTGGGCACCGATGAAGACGGCGGCTATGCCGTGCCGGAAGCACTGGATCGCAACATTCTCACCCTGCTGAAAGATGAAGTGGTGATGCGCCAGGAAGCCACGGTGATCACCGTTGGTGGTTCCGACTACAAAAAACTGGTGAATCTGGGCGGCACGGCTTCCGGATGGGTTGGCGAGACTGACGCGCGCTCCCAGACTGCCACCTCAAAACTGGGCCTGATTGAACCTTTCATGGGGGAAATCTACGGTAACCCGCAGGCCACCCAGAAAATGCTGGATGATGCCTTTTTCAACGTGGAAGCATGGATCAACAGCGAGCTGGCAACCGAATTTGCCGAACAGGAAGAAATTGCCTTTACTACCGGCGATGGTACCAAGAAGCCGAAAGGGTTCCTGGCGTATGAATCCACTGATGAAACCGATAAGGTCCGGGCGTTCGGCAAACTTCAGCATATTGTATCCGGCGAAGCGACGGCGGTGACCGCAGACGCCATTATCAAACTGATTTACACGCTGCGTAAGGCACACCGCACTGGCGCGAAGTTCATGATGAACAACAACAGCCTGTTTGCCATCCGTCTGCTTAAAGACAGCGAGGGTAACTATCTGTGGCGTCCGGGGCTGGAACTGGGGCAGCCGTCCTCTCTGGCGGGTTACGGTATCGCTGAAAACGAACAGATGCCGGATATCGCCGCTGATGCGAAAGCCATTGCATTTGGTAACTTCAAACGGGGTTACACCATCGTTGACCGTATCGGCACCCGCATTCTGCGTGACCCGTACACCAATAAACCGTTTGTCGGTTTTTATACCACCAAGCGCACCGGCGGGATGTTGGTCGATTCGCAGGCCATCAAACTGCTGAAGATTGCAGCGGCGTAATCACTCAGGGGCGCGGAACCGCGCCCCCTGTTCTGACGGGTGAAGAATCATGATCCTGAAACAAGATCTGAAATGGTCACCGGACGGTATGCGTGTTGAGGTCATTCGGGCCGGTGAGTATGACGACGGGGCACTTCCTGCCCGGGTGCAGGAGATTGCACTTCAGGCCGGGTTAGCAGAGCGCGGAATCAGTGCAAAAAGCAGTAAAGCGGCAAAAGAGAAAAAAGCCACGACCAGTAAAGAGGGCTGAGTATGCTTCTGACAATGGAAGAGATTAAAGCCCAACTCCGGCTGGATGAGGATTTCGATGCTGATGACCGCCATCTGCAACTGCTGGCCTGTGCGGCACAAAAGCGGACGGAAACGTATCTGAACCGGAAGCTCTATGCACCGGATGAAACCATTCCGGACAGCGATCCGGACGGGCTGCACCTGCCGGATGATATTCGTCTGGGGATGCTGATGCTTATCAGCCATTTTTACGAAAACCGCTCGTCGGTTACGGAAGTGGAGAAACTCGACATGCCGCAGAGTTTTGGCTGGCTTGTCGGCCCGTACAGGTACTTTCCGCAATGAAAATTCGTCAGGCGCAGACCAGCGCAACCTACATTCTGCCGGACCCCGGTGAACTGAATAAACGCGTCCTGATCCGCCAGCGGGTGGATATGCCCGCGGATAACTTTGGCGTGGAGCCTCAATACCCGGTTACGTTCCGGACATGGGCGAAGGTTATCCAGACCAGTGCCACCACCTGGCAGGAAACCGCGCAGACCGGGGACGCCATCACCCATTACATCACCATTCGTTACCGCCGGGGGATCACTGCTGATTATGAGGTGGTCTGTGATGACAGTGTGTACCGGGTGAAACGTCAGCGTGATCTGAACGGGGCGCGGCGCTTTCTGCTGCTGGAGTGTACGGAGCTGGGCGAATGTAGGCAGAGTCACGGAGGCAGCAATGACGACTTCCTTTTTGCACGTTGATTTTCAGCAGCCCGCGGAGATGCGCTTTAACCGCGCCCGTGTCCGGCGGGCGTTTGTCACGATTGGTCAGCGTCATATGCGTGATGCCCGTCGGCTGGTGATGCGCCGTGCGCGGTCGGCACCGGGTGAAAACCCCGGTTATCAGACCGGACGCCTGGCTCGTTCGATTGGTTACATGGTACCCAGAGCCAGTAAACATCGCCCTGGTTTTATGGCACGCATTGCCCCTAACCAGCGTAATGGAGAGGGAAACCGCCGTATCACCGGTGATTTTTATCCGGCTTTTTTGTTCTATGGCGTGAGGCGAGGGGCAAAGCGTCGTCGCAGCCATCATCGTGGTGCATCCGGTGGCAGCGGCTGGCGACTGGCTCCACGTAATAACTTCATGGTGGAAACGCTTGAAAAGAACCGCAGCTGGACACGCTATTTTCTGGCGCGGGAATTGCGTAAATCACTGAAGCCGGAGCGACGACACAGATGAAACTGACGCCTGTTATTGCTGCACTGCGTGCCCGTTGTCCGTATTTTGAAAACCGGGTTGCAGGCGCGGCCCAGTTCAAAAATCTGCCGGAGGTCGGAAAGCTGAAACTCCCGGCGGCATATGTGGTACCGGGTGATGATTCTCCGGGAGAAAACAAAAGCCAGACCGACTACTGGCAGGAGCTGAAAGAGGGCTTCTCCGTGGTTGTCATACTGAGTAACGGGCGTGATGAGCGCGGTCAGTTTGCCTCGTATGATGTGGTGGACGATGTCCGGCAGATGCTCTTTAAGGCCCTGCTGGGCTGGAACCCGGAAGCGTGCGGTAACCCGATTACCTATGACGGCGGCACGCTGCTGGATCTGAATCGTCATGAGCTGATTTATCAGTTCGATTTTTCGGTCATCAGCGAGCTGACTGAAGACGATACCCGCCAGCAGGATGATCTGAACAGTCTGGATGAACTGCAAACGCTGGCGATTGATGTTGATTATCTTGAGCCCGGTAACGGGCCTGACGGCGATATCGAACATCACACCGAAATAACCCTTCCTTCCTGAGGATCCTCATGTTTGTCAAACCTGTTAAAGGGCGGTCAGTTCCTGACCCTGCCCGCGGCGACCTTTTGCCCGCCGAAGGGCGAAATGTTGACGAGAACAACTACTGGCTGCGCCGTGAAGTAGCGGGTGATATCCGGCGCGTGAATAAAAAGGTGAACACCGATGACGATAAGCTTTAACACCATTCCGTCGAATACGCTGGTTCCGCTGTTTTATGCGGAAATGGATAATCAGGCGGCGAATACTGCACAGGACAGCGGAGCATCGCTGCTGATTGGTCATGCCAATAACGGTGCAGAGATTGTTGCCAACAGTCTGGTACTGATGCCGTCGGCAGACTATGCACGCCAGATTTGTGGTGCGGGAAGTCAGCTGGCGCGTATGGTTGAGGCTTATCGCCAGACCGACCCGTTTGGCGAGCTGTATGTGATTGCCGTTCCTGAATCCACGGGCGCGGCGGCAACGGTTACGCTGACGGTGACCGGCGCGGCAACCGAAACCGGCACGGTGAATGTTTATGTGGGACGTACCCGCGTGCAGGCACCGGTGACCAACGGCGATAACGTTGCGACGATTGCCAGCAGTATCCAGGATGCCATCAATGCCGTTCCGACCCTGCCGTTTACTGCCTCATCTTCGGCAGGCGTGGTCACACTGACCGCGCGTCATAAGGGGCTTTGCGGGAATGAAATTCCTGTCAGCCTCAATTACTACGGCTTTGGTGGGGGCGAAGTGCTGCCAGCGGGCGTACAGATTGCCGTGGCGACGGGTACCGCCGGAACGGGCGCTCCTGTTCTCACCGGCGCGGTGGCTGCAATGGCGGATGAGCCGTTTGATTATATCGGCCTGCCGTTCAACGACACGGCCTCCGTTAACACGCTGGTGACCGAGATGAACGATACCAGCGGTCGCTGGAGCTATGCGCGTCAGCTGTATGGTCATGTGTATACGGCAAAGATCGGCACGCTGTCAGAACTGGTGACCGCAGGTGACCAGTTTAACCAGCAGCACATTACCCTGGCGGGATACGAAAAAGAGACCCAGACGCCTGCCGACGAGCTGGCGGCAAGCCGTACCGCCCGCGCAGCGGTGTTTATTCGCAACGATCCGGCACGTCCCACGCAGACCGGTGAGCTGGTGGGGATGCTGCCTGCGCCGAAGGGGAAACGGTTCACGATGACCGAACAACAGACCCTGCTGTCTCATGGCGTGGCAACGGCGTATGTCGAAAGCGGGGTGCTGCGCATTCAGCGTGATGTCACCACGTACAGGAAAAACGCTTACGGTGTTGCGGATAACAGCTACCTCGACAGCGAGACGCTGCATACCAGCGCGTATGTGCTGCGCAAACTGAAATCCGTCATTACTAGTAAGTACGGGCGTCACAAGCTTGCCAGCGACGGTACCCGCTTTGGTCCCGGTCAGGCGATTGTCACACCGGCGGTGATCAAAGGGGAACTGCTGGCAACCTACCGTCAGCTTGAGCGTGCGGGGATCGTGGAAAACTACGAACTGTTTAAGCAGTACCTGGTTGTGGAGCGTGATGCCAGCGATCCGAACCGCCTGAACACGCTGTTCCCGCCTGACTATGTTAACCAGTTGCGTGTCTTTGCCGTGGTTAACCAGTTCCGTCTTCAGTATTCAGAGGAGTCTGCATAATGGCCCGTATCGGGGGAACCTGTTATTTCAAAATTGACGGTCAGCAGCTATCGCTGACCGGCGGCATTGAGGTGCCCATGAACAGGACGGTCAATGATGACATCATCGGCCTGGACGGTTCAGTGGACCGCAAGGAAACTCACCGTGCGCCTTATGTCAAAGGGACCTTCAAGGTGCCGAAGAATTTTCCGGTGAGCAAAATCACCTCGTCTTATGAGATGACCATCACTGCCGAGCTGGCGAACGGTCAGGTCTATGTATTGTCGTCCGCCTGGCTGCACGGCGAAGCGAACCATAATGCCGAAGAAGGCACGGTTGATCTTGAGTTCCACGGTGAAGAAGGGGATTACCAGTAATGAAAGAGCTTGAGTTAAAGAAACCGATTATCGCTCATGGTGAGACACTTTCCGTACTGGAGTTTGATGAACCCACCGGGAAGGATGTCCGCGAGCTGGGGTATCCCTACCAGATGAATCAGGATGAGTCCGTCAGACTTCTGGCGCATGTGGTGTCGAAATACATTGTGCGGCTGGCGAAAGTGCCGCAAAGCTCTGTCGACCAGATGTCTCCGGCAGACCTGAATGCAGCGGCGTGGCTTGTGGCCGGTTTTTTCCTCCAGGCCTGACGGCTGAATACCTCACTGATCGCTTCTTTGACTGCGCCAGTTACTGGCGCATTAATCCCTTCGAATTGCTGAATATGCCGATCAGTGAAATTCCCTTGCTGGTCAGTCAGGCAAACAGGATAGAGCAGGAGAAACGCACACATGGCTGAATTTGAGCTTAAGGCGTTGATCACCGGTGTCGACAGACTTTCTCCCGCGCTGTCGAAAATGCAAAAGAAAATCCGGGGATTTAAACGCCAGGCGGAAGAAGCATCACAGGGTGGGCTGGCGCTTGGTGGCGGGCTGGCAGCGGGTCTGACGCTTTCCCTGAAATCTTATGCCGATCAGGAAAACGCCGCCACCGGGCTGAAAGTCGCCATGATGGATGCGAACGGCGAGGTCGGAAAGAGCTTTCAGGACATCAATAAACTGGCTATTGGCCTGGGTAACCAGCTACCCGGTACAACGGCTGATTTCCAGAACATGATGCAGATGCTGGTGCGTCAGGGGATCCCGGCAGAAAATATTCTTGGCGGTGTGGGTAAAGCGACAGCTTATCTTGCGGTACAACTGAAAAAAACACCGGAAGCGGCTGCTGAGTTTGCTGCAAAGATGCAGGATGCTACCGGAACGGCGTCAGAAGACATGATGGGGCTGTTCGACACTATCCAGAAGGCGTTTTATCTGGGCGTTGACGATACCAACATGTTGTCCTTCTTCACTAAAACCAGTTCTGTTCTGAAGATGGTGAACAAGGACGGTCTTCAGGCTGCACAGAGCCTTGCCCCCATCAGCGTCATGATGGATCAGATGGGGATGAACGGGGAGTCGGCAGGTAATGCCCTGCGAAAAGTTATCCAGTCCGGATTAAGCGTTAAGAAAATCAGGGACGTCAATAAAGTTATGGCCCGTCAGAAACTCGGGGTACAGCTCGATTTTACTGACGGCAAAGGAAGTTTTGGCGGTCTTGATAACATGTTTAAGCAACTGGCAAAGCTGCGAAAACTTACCGACGTTAAGCGAACAGGTGTACTTAAGGCAATATTTGGTGATGATGCCGAAACCCTTCAGGTGGTCAATGCGCTGATCGATAAAGGAAAGGATGGTTACGATCAGATCCAGCAAAAGATGAATAAACAGGCCAGCCTGAATAAACGTGTTCAGGCACAGCTTGGTACGCTGTCCAACCTGTGGGAGGCAATGACGGGGACCGCAACTAACGGCCTTGCGGCTATTGGCGGCGCATTTTCTGGTGACGCCAAAAATATCACGCAATGGCTGGGGGAGTTGGGGGAAAAATTCACGAAGTTTGCGGATGAAAATCCCCGGGTTATTCGCGGCGTCGTCGGGCTTGCTGCCGGTCTTGCGATTCTGAAACTGGGATTGATGGGCGTGGGCAGTGCCATCAGCATTGTCAGCAGGATCATGTCGATGACGCCGATTGGCATGATTGCGACGGCGATAGCCCTGGCTGCGGGATTAATTATCACTAACTGGGATGTTGTCGGACCTTATTTCAAGAAGCTCTGGGAAACCATTGGTCCTTATTTTGAGGCTGGCTGGGAACTCCTTAAGAAAGTTTTTGCCTGGTCGCCGATGGGGATGGTGATCAATAACTGGGGGCCGGTTGTTAAGTGGTTTCAGGATATGTGGGACAAGCTGAAGCCAATTATTGAGTGGTTTACCGACAGTTCCGGTGACACGGTCGATGCCATTAACTCTGCGCAGTGGGGCGCGGGTGCTTATGATGCTTATGGGACGGGAATACCGGCACGGGGATACACTCCTTATCCGGCGGTGGATCCGGCTCAGGCAAACAACGCCTCCGATGCCACAGGCTCGAATCCCTTCATGATTAATAAAGCTACCGCGCCAAAAGTTGATGGTGAGATCAAGGTATCATTTATAAATATGCCACCAGGTATGCGGGTTACGGAAACACGCTCCAGTGGCATTGATATAAATCACGATGTTGGCTATACCCGATTTTGGTAGCCAGGATTCCCCTCACATGTATTGCTGGTTGTAAGTCATAAATAGAGTGATAGAATTAATGCACATTTAGAAAAATGTTAATAGGCGAAAAATGAAAGGCTATATCACAGCAAGTGTAATTCTTGGAGCAGCGGCTATTTTTTCATCTCTCATAATCTCTGGCAACATCTCCTTTAAAGATGAACATATTATTCAGTTATCTGGAGGAGCCATAAAACTTGGTGATGTTTATAAAGAAAATAAATTGATAAGTGCAAAGATTATTTTTCCAGATAATCAGGGTGAACAGATTCTTGTTGTCGACGGCAATCCTGAAAACTTTAAGGAGGATTTTCAGGAGAAATTAAATAAAGTAATAAAAACTTTAAATGCGTCAAAGAAAAAAGATGAAGAGAAAGTTAGCCTGGATAATTTAAGTGTTATTGAAGAGTCTAAACTAGAGCTCGTTTCTGCGGTGCGTTACTCTGCTCAGTATGTTCCTATGTTTACTCTGACGCTGGACAAAAAAGAAATTACCATGCCTAAAAATACGGTAATATTTCCATTTGCCAGCGATGAAACAGCTAAGTATTTAAATGAACAACAGCAAAAGTATAAAGATTCGTTGTTTCTGACTCGCTAATTAATAAAATTCATTACAAGGCCACCTTCTAATAGGTGGCTTTTTTATTTTCGGAGTGTATATGACGTGGAAAGACAGGCTTCAGGATGCGTCATTTCGAGGTGTGCCGTTTAAGGTTGAAGAAGAAAGTGCGGGAACCGGTCGCCGTGTGGAAACACATGAATACCCGAACCGCGACAAGCCCTATACCGAAGATCTGGGAAAAGTCACTTTCCGCCCGTCCATCACAGCTTATGTGGTGGGAGATGACTGCTTTGACCAGCGCGATCGCCTGATTGAAGCGCTGAATAAACCCGGTCCCGGCACGCTTGTCCACCCGACATATGGTGAGCTGAAAGTCTGTGTTGACGGGGAAGTTCGGGTCAGCACATCGAAAAGTGAAGGGCGTATTGTCCGCTTTGACCTGAAGTTTGTCGAAGCAGGCGAACTCTCTTACCCCACATCAGGTGCGGCGACGGCGCAGACGCTGATGTCATCCTGTTCTGCACTGGATGACTGCATCAGTGACAGCTTCAGCGGTTTCAGTATCGATGGTGTGGCGGATTTCGTGCAGAACGACGTTATCGGTAATGCCAGCATAATGCTGGGGTATGTTTCTGATGCGATGAAAGTGGTGGATTCTGCCGTATCGGATGCCGCCAGGCTGTTGCAGGGGGATATCTCGGTACTTCTGCCGCCGCCATCGTCAGGCAAAAATTTCGTTGAGCAGGTGCAGAAAATGTGGCGTACCGGGAAACGCCTTTATGGTAACGCCAGCGACCTGGTCACCATGATCAAAACGCTTTCCGGTGTCAGCCTCGGCAGCGATCTGCAACCGCGCGGCGTCTGGAAAACGGACAGTAAAACCACCGCCACGGCGACGCAGCAGCGTAACGTGGTTGCCAGCACCCTTCGTACGACCGCAATCAGCGAAGCGGCGTATGCCGTCACCCGATTACCTGCGCCAACAACTTCCGCGGTGATGCAGAATTCCGCAGTGGGGCAGGCAACAACACCTGCGCAGAGCACTGGCTGGCCTTCCGTCACGCATCCGGCACTGAACAATGCACCGGCGGTGAAAAACACGGTTGACCTGCCGACGTGGGAAGAACTGACTGACATTCGCGACACACTGAATACGGCAATTGATAAGGAGTTGTCCCGTACAACCAGTGATGCGCTGTTTCTGGCGCTGCGCCGGGTGAAAGCAGATCTGAATGCGGATATCAACACGCGCCTTGAACAGTCTGCACGGATCATTCAGCGCACACCGGATGAGGTTTTACCCGCGCTGGTGCTGGCGGCGACCTGGTTTGATAACGCGGCGCGTGACGCGGACATTATCCGGCGTAATGCCATTACGCATCCCGGCTTTGTGCCGGTGATCCCTCTGAAGGTGCCAGTGCAATGAACGACAATGTCACGCTACGGGTAAATGGCCGGGAGTGGAATGGCTGGACATCGGTACGCATCGGTGCCGGTATTGAACGGCTGGCGCGGGATTTCAGTGTGGAGATCACCCGACAGTGGCCGGGAGATGAGGGTATCACCACGCTTCAGCCGCGCATTAAAAACGGTTCAAAAGTGGAGGTGCTGATTGGTGATGAGCTGGTGATCACCGGCTGGGTGGAGGCGACGCCCGTTCGTTACGATGCCCGTTCGGTCAGCACCGGTATTGCCGGACGCAGTCTGACCGCTGACCTGATTGACTGTGCAGCCGAACCGACACAGTTTAACGGACGATCGCTGGTACAGATTGCGCAGGCGCTTGCTGCGCCTTTCGGCATTGAGGTGGTGAACAACAGTGCGCCGTCGGGTGTTATTCCTGATGTCCAGCCTGATCACGGCGAAACGGTGATTGAGGTGATCAACAAAATACTCGGTCAGCAGCAGGCACTGGCTTACGACGACCCGCACGGCAGGCTGGTGATTGGCGGTATTGGCTCAACGCGGGCACATACCGCGCTGGTACTTGGGGAAAATATCCTTTCCTGTGATACGGAGAAGAGTATCCGGGAGCGGTTTTCTGTTTACCAGGTGGCGGGGCAGCGTGCCGGAAACGACGATGATTTCGGTGAGGCCACCACCACCGCGCTGCGGGCCCGCACAGAGGACGCATTTATTGCCCGTTACCGTCCGATGTATATCAGGCAGACAGGGCAGGCTACGGGGGCAGGCTGTATTGCCCGTGCGGACTTTGAAGCCCGACAACGGGCGGCGCGGACGGATGAAACCACCTATGTGGTTCAGGGCTGGCGACAGGGTAACGGTACGCTGTGGCAGCCCAACCAGCGGGTGATTGTCTTCGATCCGGTCTGTGGTTTCGACAATACCGAACTGCTTGTCTCGGAAGTCACGTTTACTCAGGACCAGAACGGCACCCTGACGGAAATCCGTGTCGGCCCGCCTGATGCTTATCTGCCTGAACCTGAAGCCCCCGGCGCGCGGAAAAAGAAAAAAGCCAGAGTACAGGAGGACCCGTTCTGATGAGGACGATTGAAGCCATGCAGCGACAACTCCTCGGCCTGATTGGGCGGGCGGTGGTGAAAAGCATCAGTGCCGCCACGAAATGTCAGACCGTGGATGTGTCCCTGATTGCCGGTGAACCCAAAGCCGGGGTTGAACATCTTGAACCCTACGGTTTTACCGCAAGGGCAAACAGCGGTGCGGAAGCGGTGGTGTTGTTTCCGGATGGCGACCGTTCTCATGCGGTGGTTGTTACGGTGTCGGACCGTCGCTACCGCCTGAAAGGGCTGCAAACGGGGGAGGTGGCTGTCTATGACGATCAGGGGCAGTCCGTGACGCTGACCCGGGAGGGGATCGTGGTGGACGGTGCAGGTAAAACGATCACGTTTCGCAATGCGCCCAGAGCACGTTTTGAAATGGACCTGGAAGTGACCGGACAGGTGAAAGACCTGTGCGACTCCGGCGGCACCACCATGTCAGCGATGCGGCTTGCCTATAACGGGCATCGTCACAGAGAGAACGGTCAGGGCAGTAACACCGACAAACCTGATAAAGCGATGGAGGCATGATGGAACTGTGGCTGACGGTGAACGGTAAACGCACCTGCGCCAGCGCACCGCTGGATCCGCTGACCCGCGCCGTGGTGATTTCCCTGTTCACCTGGCGGCGGGCGGAGCCTGATGACAATGCCGACGTCCCGATGGGATGGTGGGGGGATACCTGGCCTGCGGTACAGAATGACCGTTACGGCTCCCGGCTGTGGCTGCTTCAGCGCAGCAAACTGACCAATCAGCTGGTGCTGACGGTAAGGGGGTATATCCGCGAATGCCTGCAATGGATGATTGATGACGGCGTGGTGTCCCGTATTGATCTGGATATCCGCCGCACCGGGATTAATGAACTGGGTAACAGTATCACTCTCTGGCGTCGTGACGGACCGGTAATGATTTCTTTTGATGATCTGTGGAGTGCGATAACGCATGGCGGACAGTGAATTTCAGCGCCCGACGCTGGCAGAAAATATCAGTATGCTCCGTAACGATTTATTCGCCAGGCTGGACGTCAGCGACACGCTCCGGCGCATGGATGAAGACGTGCGGGCAAAGGTGTATGCGGCGGCGCTGCATACGGTTTACGGGTACATCGATTATCTGGCAATGAACATGCTGCCTGACCTGTGCGATGAGTCCTGGCTGGCGCGACATGCTGCGATGAAACGGTGTCCGCGCAAGGGGGCCACGGCTGCCAGCGGGTATATGCGCTGGGAAGGTGTCAGCGATGGCCTGAAGGTGACCGCCGGGAGTGTTATTCAGCGCGATGACCTGGTTCAGTATACTGCAACTGCCGATGCAACCAGCTCCGGTGGTGTCCTGCGCGTGCCGATCGCCTGCTCAAATGCAGGCGCGCTCGGTAACGCTGACGACGGTACGGCATTAATCCTGGTCACGCCGGTGAATGGTCTGCCGTCTTCCGGTGTGGCTGACACCCTGACAGGCGGATTTGATACTGAAGAGCTGGAAACGTGGCGCGCCCGCGTCATTGAGCGGTATTACTGGACGCCGCAGGGCGGGGCTGACGGGGACTATGTCGTCTGGGCTAAAGAAGTGCCTGGCATTACCCGCGCATGGACATACCGTCACTGGATGGGAACGGGAACTGTCGGTGTGATGATTGCCAGCAGTGACCTGATTAATCCCATTCCGGAAGAATCAACGGAAACGGCGGCAAGACAACATATCGAGCCACTGGCCCCGGTGGCAGGCTCTGATTTGTATGTGTTCAGGCCGGTGGCACATACGGTGGATTTTCATATCCGCGTGACGCCGGATACACCAGAAATACGGGCTGCCATCACCGCGGAGTTGCGTTCGTTCCTGCTGCGTGATGGTTATCCGCAGGGAGAACTGAAGGTATCGCGTATCAGTGAGGCGATTTCCGGTGCGAACGGGGAATACAGCCATCAGTTGCTTGCACCGGCAGACAATATCTCCATTGCAAAAAATGAACTGGCGGTTCTGGGGACGATTTCATGGACGTGACAAACGATGATTACATCCGTCTGTTGTCGGCACTGTTGCCCCCCGGTCCGGCGTGGTCAGCCAGCGATCCGGCGATTGCCGGTGCGGCACCGTCATTAACCCGCGTTCATCAGCGTGCGGATGCCCTGATGCGGGAGCTGGATCCGCGCACCACCACTGAACTGATAAACCGCTGGGAGCGTCTGTGCGGTCTGCCGGATGAATGTATTCCGGCAGGGACGCAGACCCTTCGCCAGCGTCAGCAACGGCTGGATGCGAAGGTTAACCTGGCGGGCGGCATCAACGAGAATTTTTATCTTGCACAGCTTGCTGCCCTGGGCAGACCAGACGCTACCATCACGCGATACGACAAAAGCACGTTCACCTGCTCATCGGCCTGTACTGACGCGGTGAATGCGCCGGAATGGCGGTATTACTGGCAGGTCAACATGCCAGCCGCCACAAACACCACCTGGATGACATGTGGCGATCCCTGTGATTCCGCGCTGCGTATCTGGGGCGACACCGTTGTCGAGTGTGTGCTTAACAAACTCTGCCCGTCGCATACCTACGTAATTTTTAAATATCCGGAGTAATCCATGCATCGTATAGACACGAAAACCGCGCAGAAGGATAAGTTCGGCGCGGGTAAGAACGGTTTTACCCGTGGTAACCCCCAGACCGGCACACCTGCCACCGATCTGGATGATGACTACTTTGATATGTTGCAGGAAGAACTCTGCAGCGTGGTGGAGGCATCCGGTGCCAGCCTGGAGAAGGAGAGGCACGACCAGCTGCTTACTGCGCTTCGTGCGCTGCTGTTAAGCCGCAAGAATCCGTTTGGTGATATCAAATCGGATGGCACGGTGAAAACGGCTCTCGAAAACCTTGGTTTGGGAGAAGCGGCAACGAGGAACGTCGGAACGGATACCGGGCAAGTACCAGATATGAGTAGTTTTACAACGGGGCACTCTGGAGCAGCAGACTGGCCGAATCCTAAATCTGGATGGAGTAAGGGGCCGGATGGGGTAATTACACAATGGGGTATTTTCGGTTTCCCCGTTGGACAGACAGGGACGAATGTTGTTTTCCCGCTACCTTTCCCCGCGCGGGTCGAATCAATTACACTGACAATGGCAGATATCCAGGAGTCTCTGCTTTCTCCAGCAACCATGCCTGCTTATGGAGTTAACTCAACTGGTACTTCAAGAACGGGTTTTACAGCCCGTATGTCAGGCGCCGGTGGGTTTAATCTTTGCTATATAGCGAAAGGGAGATAACAGAATGAATAAAGTTAAAAGTGTTTACAGCCCGTCCGAAAATGCAATCTACAACGCAGCGCTATATGAAAGTTATATCAAGGAGGGGACATGGCCGCAGGATGGTATTGAAATCAGCGATGAGGATGCTGTCAGATTTAATGGGGGAAATAAGCCAACAGGAAAAATGCTGGGAATGGTTTCAGGGACCATTGCATGGGTTGATGAGCCGCCGCTTTCACCAGAACAGAAAATATCAGATGCAGAAAACATGAAAGCCACATTTCGTGCAAAAGCTGACAGTGAAATATCCTGGCGTCAGGATGCTGTTGATGCTGGTATCGCAACTGATGAAGAAACTTCAACTCTCACCCAATGGAAGAAATACCGTGTGCTGCTGATGCGTGTTGATACATCAACAGCCCCCGATATTGAATGGCCTACACCTCCGGCAGTTCAGGCCAGATGACATCCGGCGCGGTGCTGGTATCTGTTGCCGTCACCGCGTCAATGTAATCCAGCACGGCGTTAAGGCGGGTGGTTTCTGCCTGCGTCAGCCTCCGCCCGGCCTGTAATTTCAGCTGAATCAGACTGATGGAAGCCATTGCAGCATCAATCAGTGACTGGCGCTGTGCTTCTGCCGCGTCTACTGCGGCGCAATGCTGTGCCTCAGTATCGGTCACCCATTTCTCACCATCCCATTTATCGTATGGCGTTAACGGGGCGATAGTGGTTGTATTTTCGGGGTAATCACCCGGAGTTGTGATTTCTTTGGCGTCTCCCGTTTCGGTGTTATAGACGATTTCTCCGCGATGGTCTGGCACATATTCCCATGAGTTTAAATCCGCAGAGCGGCAGATGGCATAACCAGCTTTATATGTTCCTGGTGCATCTAAACAGGAACATGCCGGAATACCGACACCAACAGCAAGATATTCAGTTGATGTGGAAATATATTCTCGTGTTTCACCATTATAATTATAGACAGTAATATTCCCCGCCTTCGTGGCAATAAGCTCGCTATTTAATACGGCATTATCCATTATGCAGCCCTCACGATGTAATTAAATGAAAGGTTACGAGGGCGCATTGATATCCATGCCCCGGTAAAATTATCCTCCGCTGTCCTTTGAGTACCCGTTATGGAGTTATCTGCTGATGCAGGAACATAATCGCTATTATTTCCTGCTTTAGGATTAGCTGGGTTTCCAACAGTTATAACAGAATCAGCAGTAGCAAAAGCGATACCTACTTTGACATTAGTATTCAGATCGTAACCGTAATAATCCTGCAAAGCTGTACGAATAAATGTTGCAGCCTGACCACTTAGCAATGAACGCCCCGTATCAATCCCTCTAGAATCATCCCAGCCACGAATAAACTCACCACGTAAATCAGGCAATTTATTTGTCGGGTAAGCCTTTGCCAGTTCCGGGTATTCTTCAGCAGAAAAAGCTGCTCCGTTGCATTTCAGCCAGCCTGTTGGAGGTGTCTCTGAAGGCCACGGAACAGGTGCACCAACAGGTAATGCTGAACCTTCTCCCAAACCAACGTTTATGAAAATGAAGAAATAACAAGCAAATGGCATCATTCCTGCTTTTACCAGGGGGATTTAACATGCTTATTGGCTATGTACGTGTATCAACAAATGACCAGAATACCGATCTACAACGTAATGCGCTGAACTGTGCAGGATGTGAGCTGATTTTTGAAGACAAGATAAGCGGTACAAAGTCCGACAGACCAGGACTGAAAAAGCTGCTCAGGACATTATCTGCAGGTGACACGCTGGTAGTCTGGAAACTGGACCGACTGGGGCGCAGTATGCGGCATCTTGTCGTGCTGGTGGAGGAGTTGCGCGAACGAGGCATCAACTTTCGTAGTCTGACGGATTCAATTGATACCAGTACCCCAATGGGGCGCTTTTTCTTTCATGTGATGGGTGCCCTGGCTGAAATGGAGCGTGAACTGATTGTTGAACGAACAAAAGCTGGACTGGAAGCAGCTCGCGCACAGGGACGAATTGGTGGACGTCGCCCCAAACTTACACCAGAACAATGGGAGCAGGCCGGACGATTAATTGCATCAGGCGTTCCTCGCCAGAAGGTGGCGATCATCTATGATGTTGGTATATCGACACTGTATAAGAAGTTTCCGGTCGGAGATAAATGAAACCGTAGCACGTCGTATGCAAGAAGATCGTGCTGCGGTTTATGCTTATCACTTAAAGACTCAAAAATTAGGTGAGTAACGGACCGGGGACATAGCTCCTTTTTTTCTTAATTCATCTGGTATTTTTTTTCCAAGATAAAGATTTGCTATTTCAGGTGGGGCTTCTCGACCTTCAAAACCATAGCGAGAACTTTGTGTTGCCTCAAAGTCCGGATCCTCGTCCCAGTATTTCATCGTAGGGAAATTTTCACGTGTTGATTTGAGCCATTTATCAGCAATGAAAACCCCTCGAACGATCCCCCTTACAGTAGCAAGAATGACTTCTGCTTGGCTGGCGCGAGAGACATTAATGCGCCAGCTAAATCGAACCGCATCATAAAGCTCTGAATCCTTTGCACTTCTGTTAACGGAAATCATTAATGCTTTATGATGAAATGTTATGGTTTCGGGTTGATATGTTGCTATCAACTCTTTGACGTGCGCGGCGCCGAATTCATTGCTGCCAGCACCATTCATGATATTCGTTAACCCAGGGTAGGCATCAATAAGTGCTGCTTCGACTTCGTACGCCGTCTTTTCATCAGTCATTCCGTGTCGATGGATGACATGGATAACCTCAAGTCCTGCTAACCTTATTTCTCTAATTTGCTTTAGCTTGTTGCTCAGTAACTCGTCATCATCAGTCGCTGCCACTTCACCGCGCATATGGGCAAATACGCGGTTACCTTTGCCTTTCCCTACATAGAAGGTGCTTCCGTCCCTCGGATCAATCAATCGGTATACATACCAGCCAAGGTGTTCAATTACTCCAGAAGGAAACTCAGTAATATCCATTTTGCAATATCTATGAATTATTTGTGAGACGTATATTAATGAACATTGCAAGAGCTCACAACCAGTAGTGTTGAGAAAACCATCGGGGAAATGAGGCTAACTCTTTGAATTTACATAGTACAAAAAAGATACTTTTCCTCATAATGTGAATTAATTTTATGTTTCGTTTGATGATTGGACCGGTCTCGAAAACCGGAGTGGGGGCAACTCCACCGGGGGTTCAAATCCCCCTCTCTCCGCCAAAATTCAATCAATTATACATCATTAAGTCAGTGACAAAAATCACACTTGGAATTACTTGGAATATTTTCTTGGAATATTTTCAGGTAACGGGACATCAAGTGTCGGTGAAACTTTAACCTTCCTGTCATAGATTAGCACTTGCCCCTCGGTTTTGTGACCAGAGAAAAGTTGCTTATCCCGACTGCTTCCTTCATAGTCTGAAATTCCTTTCGCCTTCAGATCATGAAAGGTGAAGTCGGTTAAAATACCTGAAATTTTGCCTGCGCGATTTCTTGCTTCTACCCACATTTCGTTAAAGCCTTTGTACATATATCGGTTGCCGTATTGATTGCTGATTACATAGGCGGATGTTGGTAACTGTTTTGCTTTATCGATCGCCGCCTGTAATCGTGGACTCCATGCTTTTATCTGTTTTTTTCCTGTTTTCCCTTGCTGGATAAAGATCCCGTCGTTTCCAATCTGCTCCCATTTCAGCGATAACACATCGGAAACCCTCGCTGCACACAGATAGGCAATTTCCATTGCGATAAAAACAGGAAGAGGTGCAACGCTTAATACTGCCTGGTATTCTTTGTCGGTTACATATCGTTCGCGGTTTTTGGCCTTGAATTTACTTACACCTGCACATGGGTTAGCCTTCACGTACCCTCGCTCATACCCCCAACTGTAAACGCGAGACATACTGCTTTTTTCATGGTTGGCTTGCGTTTTACTCTGTTCCCCTCTCTTGTCCATGTATCGACGAATGTGTTCTGGTTTTATGGAATCTGCCGGCACCTTACCGAATACGGCAAGCAACTTTTTTTGATGTTGCAGATAATCTTTTTGTGTTCTTGGACTGAGGTCACTGTAATAGGCGCTGGCGAGGAATTTTTCCCACAAGCGACCGAATGTCATTGCACGATCGCGATTATTTACAGTTTCCTCATACTTTTTCCATAAAGCAGCTAAACCATCCTTGATGGCGGTTAGTGTTACAGATTCTCTGGATGTTGGTTTCCATACATAACTATATTTATTTGGGTATACATTTGGAGGTAGTTTTTCGTGTTCAGGATTTTTCCTTCGTCTTCCCATCAGATTGCACCAAAATTCGGCTCTACCTCGCGTGGTGGTAAAGTTTTATTGCAGGTAAATAGATCCCGGCTGACAATCGGTTTGCCACTACGATTGGTATAGAACGGAAGCCCGTTTTCCGTTAACCATTTTCGCTGGTGGCTTGCATATTTGCAGCCCGTTAATATTAGCAATTCATCTTCGGTTAAAAATAAGCTGCTCATAGCTATATCTCATAACCGCCGCTAACTATATACGGTTAGCGGCAATTAGGGTTGAACATTAAAAATCAGCCTGACTCGGGATCAGTTTTTGCCAGATAACTGAAACGTATTTTGCCTGGTAACGGGCGTCATCAAGTGCATTATGGCGCTCACCTTCGAATGGAATAGCCGTTCTGGCATCGAAGTCTATGGCTTTCCCCAGCTCAACGATTGTGCGTACATCGCGATCGTTGTAGTAACGCCACGGGCAGGGGATCCCCTGCCGTTCGTATGAACGGCGCAAAATCGTGTTGTCGAAGTTGGCTCCATTTCCCCAGACCTGAACAAAAAATTCACCGGAGTTTTCGTCGATAAATTCCCGCAATTGTAACAGTGCATCATCTAACGGGATTTCATCGGTCATAATGGCAGATTGCGCTTCGCGTGATTGCTTAAGCCACCATTTAATGGTGTCCCGATCAATGACTCCGCCAGCAGTTTCCAGATCGATAGTCTTACTAAATTCCGGTCCCATATCTCCGGTTTGCGGATCGAAAAATATTGCACCTATTGAGATAATCGGGGCATCAGGATTTTTTCCCATGGTTTCAAGGTCGAGCATTAGATGGTCACACGTCCTGCTGGTGGATGTGATAACGTGATGACTGTTCACCGTAATTAAGGGATCTGCCGTCTCGCCAGTTTTACTATCGCTGGCGTGGTCCTGAGCGCTGCCAGCATTCTCCTTGTGTGGATGTTCAGCGCCTTCCATTTTCTCCGAATCGTCTTCCTGAACTTCAACCTGGTTCTTGTCATCGAATGTTTCCTGGTATGTTGCGTCGCCCATCACCGCACCACAATCAGGGCAGTTGCCGCCACCGCTTTGACCGCAGGCGGTGCAGATCTTTTCCGGTTCCTGTTGCACTACTGGTTCAGGTTGTTTCGTTTCTGGCTCGTTTTGTTGCGTATTTGGGCTGTTTTGTTCCGCTTTCTGGTCGTTCCGTTCCGATTCATGCTGGTTCTGGTTCACAGAATCGCGAGTCTGGATCCCCTTGACCCATTTCGGATCATTAGGGTCGCTAATCCCCTCAACAAATTCACCACGCGATACAGCAAGTAACTTATCGGCGTCAGGCTGGCTGATATTGGCTGCCTGCATAATTTTGTTTACTTCGTCAGCGGTGACTTTTACTTGGTTAGCGGAACTCACCTGCGACTGAGCATCCAGCGACTGCGCGTTCTGGCAATGTTCAGTTGTATCCGGTTCCATTGTTTCAGTTGTTGCCTGTTCACCTGCCATTGCGTCAGATGGTTGTGGTTTTTCTTCTTCTGTTTCACTCTCAATAACCACCTCGCGGTTAATTTCTTCCAGGATATCTTTTTCCGGCGTATGCCGGGCAGCTGTGAGAGTTTCCTTGCTGGGGTTCTCGTGATCAGTTTCCGTCAAATAGGCGTTGATATACCCCTGAAGGCGTCCCGGGTAGTGATAAAATTCAGGGTGTGCGCTTCGGATAAGTGCAAAAATAGCGGCGCGGGAATAGTCCAGAATACCAGGGGTTGCACGAAGTGCTGCGGACCATTCTTTGAATGGACTTTCTTTTTTCAGGACTACTTCTTTTGCGCGACGATAAACGCTGCCCGGAATTTCATAAATATTAAAATCCATCGGAAGTGTGGCTGCTGCAATCTCCACATCCAGTGTGTCGAGGGTGTGTACTAAATTCGGATTGCGATCGGTTTTGTTCCCACCGCCAGCATTAGCACCGGAAGCCGTGCGGGTGATGCGTGAAACACGATTTCCTTTCATCCACTCTTTTGTCAGCAGACCCCGATCAGTGTAGTCAGCGTCCAGGTATGCTTCGAAAAAAGCAGTTATTAGTCCCAGGTCTGAATTACCAGGATTAGGGAAAACTTTGTCAGTGTCACGAACCAGTTTGTGGAGGTCGCGAATCTCCAGCGAGTCGAGCAGACTGGTTTTATGCGAAATAGCCAGGGCAGTAACAGCCGGTAGTTCTTCAGCCCGTGCAATGTGTAATGCCTGGAGTTCGTCGCGTGAAACGTGCGTTACTGGTTTTTCGCTGCCGTGTTGAGCAAGCCAACGAATGGGCAGTTCCTGACCGGAGACAGGCAGAAGCATGCTCTCCTCAATCTCAGTCATGTCTTCGCCGTTGATGTTGGTATTGTCAGTGCTGGCTGGTTTGTCCTGAACAGAGGGGGAAGGGCCGATAAATGTCATTGTGATGCCATCTTTCCCGCCTTTTTCATAGCGGTTGCAGAATTCAGTATCAAACACGCCTTCTGGCGGAAGGTCGTCAACAACGGGCAAATTTACGCGGACGGGTTTTTTAAAGTCGTCTTCATCATAATCGTTGTCATCCATTGCGGTAATGCAGCGGGAGATTGCAACAGATAATTTTTTTGCTGTAGTCCAGTAAAAACCACCTTTAATTCCCAGGCGTTTTCTTACTTTGTCATTTTTTGCTTCGCAATATAGTGCAAATTCTTCTTTATCAGTGCTCATTATTGATAAACCTCATCACAGATTTAAGGGTGAACAAATCTCTGCCATTGCTGACATATAAGAATGAAACTGGATATTTATTACGGTGCTGTTTTAAAATCCTGCCGGGATTTCGTTATTATCCTGGTGAATAACTTTATCGACCGGATAACAGTTGCCTGGAATTTTCTGTTCTGTTGCTGCTGCCATACATTCCTGCATTGTTCTGTGAACACTGACTGCAATATCAACTGGCTCTCCGGAAACAAGAAAAACCGTCAGAATAAGTGCAAATACTGGATTCATTGTGCACATCCTTTTGGCATCAGACGTAAACGGGCCAGCATTGAAACAATGCATACTTTATTTAATAACTCCCGTTCGAGTTTTCTTTTGTTAATGGCCTCTTCAGTAAATACAGGATTACTGATAGTGACACCAATTTCAAAACAACCTTCAGACGTATTAACGTTTGGTAATAACGTTTTCATTATCGCGCCCTCAACAATGAGTTTTGTGATGCGGTGCCTGGTGCCTCCAGGTGACGTTAACCAGTTAACAATTAACGCCGGATACAGAGAATCCACCCATAACACTGTTTTTGGTTTTAACTGTTCCGCGTGCGCTCAGCCGCATTCACCACATCACAAAATTCACTTTAAAAAGGGCGGCAGAGCAGTCACGGAGTAAAACTGATACCGCCAAACGTCACCAGAAAATTGATAACAGATGGCGTTGCAGCGGGGTTGTCACTTAAGCGTATGGTCAACCTGACAACCCGGTGTCCTCAACGGGGAAGAAATAACCCCGCCATACTTACCGCCGCACCATTTCGCGGGTTGCCACAACCGGAAGCGCACGGTCGACGAAAATTTAACGAAAGGCTATCTATGAACCAGCTACCTCGCCGTGCGCTTTCGCGTTATGGCTGACTTTTCAGGGAAATATCCTTTCAGTAAACTGTCAGTGCCGGATGCTCACCCGTGTCCGGCGCACGTACTCCACCTCACCCGTGGAGAACTCCTTAATCACCAACCCTCAGGAGGGTGAAATGTCGACTGAAAATGATGAAATCATTAACTCCCTGATACGCCAGATTAATAATTTTGATAAAGCATTGCAGCATGCTGCGGCGCGTAGTGATATAACTCTTTTAGCAATTTCATTTCTTGCATCTGTTATGGATAAAAATGAAGTCGTACGACAGAGTCTTGTTGATTATATCGACTCGCTTCAACCCGGCACTTTCAATCATGAGAGCTTCAATCATGAGAAAGAGCATGTTAAGTCTGTAATTAATTCTCTTATTTTGAATCAAAAGAATTAATGCTTTTTGTTGCAAAGTAATTTTCAAGTGGTTCTATTCGAATCCCTTTCTTTTTCATTAACAAGCCAAACCCCTTATCAATGATGTCCATTAGATCCAGGAAGTATTTTTCATGTAAATCCTGGTTATCAGAGAGCTGCTTCTCTTCGTACAGACCGATAAAGGCACGACGCACGTTACCGGATATAGTATCGATGGTTTCTTTTTCTACGGTACTCAGGTCAAGAGTCGCCAGTTGGGAACGAACTATATTCGCTGCCATTTCCTGGAATTGCATTGGTAAATCTTTAAATTCCATTATTAGCCTCGTTGGTTAGCTATTAACGCGGGTATGTAATCATTCTGGCAATGCTTAATGCCGCTGCTTTTTCCAGCCTGGTGATATCCTGCTCCAGAGCGGACAGATTTTCAGCCTGCTTAGCCCTGGCTTCATTGGCCCATTTCAGATCCTGAGCTGCATTAATTTTCTGGCGCATCCACTCATAAAGTTCATCATCGGTATAGTCTGGCGCAATGATGACGGGTTCTCGTTTCTGCATAGTGATTCCTCGCAATGCTGTTTCCCCTTAACGCCGGGGTGGCGGAACAAAGACCTGCTGCATAGTTAAAGTTGAACCCTGCCGTCATGTTCATACGCCTCGGGCTGGCTACTTAACCCCTGACCACTGCCGGGTAACTCGAAGTATTGCCCTGCATTCTGTGGGGCGGGGTGGGTTGGTATTTGTAGTTTAATAAACATTAAACTCAAGTCAAGTAAAAACTAAACCACAACACGAAACAAACACAACGCTTTTGATAAAGTCGTTGCGGTTGTTATGTTTCTATTGGTAGTGAAAGTTAGGGAAACTGGCGTCTTGCGTGGATCACGTTTACTACTTCAACGCTTGATGTTGTTACGCGGTATAGAATTATATAGTTAGGGTGGGCCACAATCTCACGCAAGCCAGGCACCCTGTCGCTTGGTGGGTATAAATACGGGTGTTCGGATAACGGCAGCACACAACCCCTTAATCGCTGCCATAAGCGTTCTGCCGCATCTATGTCGAAACGAGCAATATAACCAGTTATATCATCCAAGTCGGTATCTGCGCTTTCAAGCCATAATACGGGTAACATTTTACTGCTTGCTCCGTTCCTTGCGCATTTTAGCAAAGCGTTCTGCCATTCTGCGCTCAACTTCGTCATGAGGAATTGCTGGGCGCGGATCTGCAAGGCTCGTTGCTACTTTCGCACGCAGCCATTCGTTGTAACTGTTTTCTTGTTCAATGGTTTCAAACTCAGAAACCATTGGTGAAAGGGCTCTATTCATGTTTCCTCCGGTTTTATAACTCAGGCGCGGCGGCATTTTTGCGCCGCAATCCATCTCGCTATGAGGTCTTCCATTGATTCTTTTTTCTGCTTTAACTCGCTGATTATCTGGCGTTGCTCATCCTCAGGGAAGGCTGAAAAAATCTGCAATAATTCCAGTTGATTAGACGTTAACCCTGCATGTGGTGGAGAAACCTCCGGTTGTTCTGCGTATTCCGCATCCAGATACCCTTCCGGCATCCCGTATGTTTGCTCTATTCTTCTGGCAGCCTTTTCTCCAAACGAGGCTCTCCCACTCATTAGTTGAGATAGGTAGCTCTTCTCTTTGGGTGGCAGAGTTTTATCTTTAAACCACTCCTTGAGACGTAAACGGCGAATTTCTTTTTTTTGCATGTGGTAATTATCTTTAGTAATCACTAAACAAGCAAATACTTGACTTAATGGTTTATTAAACACTAAACTCGCAAAAAAACACTAAACCGAGGAAGGTATGACATTAAAAGAGTTTATTAAATCATTGAGAGTTGGTGATGCTAAGAAATTCGCGGCCAGACTTGGTGTATCGCCATCTTACTTATCGCAAATGGCGTCTGGACGAGCAGCTATATCTCCAACCCGCGCCCTTATGATCGAATCTGCGACGGAAGGCCAGGTAAGTAGGGCGGAGCTACGACCCCATGATTGGGAGCTTATTTGGCCTGAGTATGCGAGCGGCATTCGTTTGGGGCAAACACATGTAGTTCATGCTGAAGGTGATTGTAGTGCATGCTTATCTGATGGAGTTGATTCATGAAAATCAAGCATGAACACATCCGCATGGCGATGAATGCCTGGGCACATCCGGACGGCGAGAAAGTACCGGCTGCAGAGATTACCAAAGCGTATTTCGAACTGGGAATTACGTTCCCGGAACTGTATGACGACAGCCATCCGGAAGCCCTGGCACGCAATACTCAGAAAATTTTCCGCTGGGTGGAGAAAGACACCCCTGATGCGGTTAAAAAAATTCAGGCGTTGTTACCAGCTATCGAAAAAGCAATGCCACCTCTGCTGGTGGCCCGAATGCGCAGCCATAGCTCAGCCTATTTTCGGGAACTAGTGGAGACGCGGGAACGACTGGTGAGAGACGCTGATGATTTTGTCGCAGTGGCGATCGCTGGTTTCAACCAGATGAATCGTGGTGGCCCTGCAGGAAATATTGTGGCTGTGCATTGACTCGCAATATTCATACCGGATCACTTCCGGCAATTTGTGAGTAAAAAGATTCGGTATCAAAAGAGGTGAGTATGGCTAACGCCTGGCTCAGATTATGGCATGACATGCCAAATGATCCTAAGTGGCGAACAATTTCCAGGGTGTCAGGACAGCCAATCGCAACAGTGATGGCTGTGTATATCCACCTTCTGGTGAGCGCGTCACGAAATGTCACGACATGTCACGGCGTGTCACTACGTGGTCACATTGATGTCACGACGGAAGATTTAGCAAGTGCGCTTGATGTGACGGAAGAAGTAATTGATTCAATTTTACAGGCAATGCAGGGGCGGGTACTTGATGGAGATTTAATCACTGGATGGGAAAAACGCCAGGTACTGAAAGAGGACAATGGCAACGTTTCACAAACCGCGAAATCCCCGGCAGAGCGCAAGAGAGCGCAGCGCGAGAGGGAAAAATTACGAAAACAGAATGATGGGTGTCACGACGAGTCACGCATATGTCACGACATGTCACGACGAGTCACGACAGATAAAGATACAGATAAAGAATTAAACCCCACACATAACGCGCGCGTGCGCGAGAGTGCTCCGGCCAGTGAGGCAAATGGCGTGCCGTTGCAGACAGCG